AATGGTGAATGTCATTGTGCCAGCGCTGAACTGATCGCCCACGTCACGGCGACCGCGCCGCACATTGACGTTTGTTACCGAGTCCATCACATCGGCAAACTCGGTGGTGCCGTCCAGCACGTATTCGGTGTTATTAAGTACGCCTTTTACAGCATCGTCAAGAATAAACGAATCTTGCAAAAACCCTGTGGCGATCTGCAAGTCATAATTACCTGAATCAACAACAGCTGTGCCCGGCATTACGCCACCTGTAACTGCAACGGCCCAGCGGAACGGGAATAGGCGCGCAAAGCGTTAACGACCGATTCACCGATTTCGGCGCTGGTAGCAAGGCCGCCTGTGACGTTTATGGTCACTCCCCCGCCAGTATTCATGCGGTCTAATGGCACCACGGCTTCTGGGCCTGCTTCGCCGATTAACGCAAGAGTAGGGGAGCTGACAATTCCACCTTCGGCCATGCGCGGTAAGTTCATGCGACTTGCGGCTTGTGTAGCCGAATCTCCGCCAATCCTTGGCAGGTTGACGTGGGCAATGGTGTTGATGTCTGGCGCAATTGGAATGGCGTTGTAGGCGCGAATAATGCCGTTAACCATCATGATTGCACCGTTGACTACCGACTCGAATGCGCCGAGGATGCCGTTGATGATTGCGTTAACGCCAGTCTTAAACCAGTCAAACTTGTTGTATGCGACGACTAGCGCGGCGACCAGTAGCGCGACGCCTGCAGCGATCAGGGTAAATGGGTTCATGGCCATGGCAATGTTTGTGGCGACGATTGCAGCTGCGACTAGACCGATAGCGCCAGCGATAGCCAAGAATGCTTGTGGGTTGTCTTGAGCCCATGCGGCAAACTTGTTGAGCACAGGCAGGACGGCTTCAAGCACGGGCAACAGCGCTGCACCGATTGACTCTTTTGTTTCGCCAATGGAGTTCTTAAGGATTGCCATTTTCCCTGCAGCGGTTTCAGCGTTCTTTGCCGTAGCGCCGCCAAATGTTCCACCAAGCACGTCCATGATTTCGTTGAGGCTTGCGCCTTCTTTAATCATGGTTGACATTTCTGGGCTTAATGATCGGAGCGCCTTAAAGTTGCCCTGGTATGCCTTGGCAAGCGCATCAGCAACCGTGGCCGAATCTGTGCCGGTGGCTGTGCTGATGTCCATGACAAGGTTCATGTCGTTCATGGCAATGCCAACATCTTTGGTACCGCGAACAAGCGCTTCTAACGCTTTGCGATATTCGGTATCAGCAACACCAGACGCTCGACTCATAGCGCTGATCTGCTTCTCAACCTGAGCGGTCTGTGCAGCGCCAGCGCCCGTCACATTCTGCAAGGTGAGCGCAAGCGCGGCCTGCTCTTGCTGGTCTTCCATTGCAGCGCGTGTGGCATCGCCCAAGGCAACAGCCAAACCGCCGAGCGCGGCAGCTGCAGGAATCGCCGCCTTCTTAATCGCAAACTGTGCCTTCTCGCCGACGGTCTCAAGTTGCTGGAATTGCTTGACAGCCTTCTTTACCCCTGTGCCGTCAAACTCGCTAATGATCGGGATATTGATTGCCATTATGCAGTCTCTCTATTCGCTTCGCTCATGACGCGCTTCACCAACTGCTCCATTTCGGACATGACATCGTTTTGGCGTTGCTCGTACGCTTTCCACATTACTCGCGAACGACTGCCATAACGGGAAGTCAACGCGCGCCCAAGCGAGCCTGCCATTGACGTGTCAAACATGGTGCCAGTAGCGCCCTGCCATTGAATAACAAACGTGCCAACATTTGACTTGTTTCCGCCGTATTCCTTGATGTTTCGCGTGTTGATTTTGGCAGCAATCTTCTGTTTCATGCCTGGTATCCACGGCAACATTTTGAACCCTGATCGAGTACTCCAATTGCGGGCCATACCAGATAGCGGGACATTCGAGGGCACAAGTTTGTTAGCGTCGTCAATAACAGGCTGAACGATCTTCTTGTAATCTTTGGTGATTTCACGGCGCAAAGATTTGTCAATTTTGTTGAGCGTCTTCAAGGCTTCTTTCAGCCCGACGACCTCAATCTTTGCTGATACTTCCGCCACGTTATCTCCGTTTTTTGTTTGCCTCGTTAAGCACTTTAATGACCGTTATCAAGTCTCGTGAGTCAAACGCAATGTCGCTAGGCCACCAACCGACCGCGACCAGTACCTCTGCTAGTTGGCGGCGGTAGGTGCCGCGTCCGTAGGGTTTGGGTCTGTCTCGTCCAGTACCGGCAAGATGTCGATGTCAGGGTTTTTGCTTAGCCATTCGCGCCAGTTGTCACCGACTTGTTCGCCTTTAATCTTTAAGATTGTGTGCATCCAGCAGGCGTAATCCGAATACAACGGGTTTGCGGAAAGCTGTTGAACGTTGCGACGTTCAAGTCGTTCCCATTCCGTGACCACAAACAGGTTTGTGTAATAGAACTCTGGTGCGCTGTCGGGGGTGCGCTTTAACTGCAACTTGATCTTCATGTGTCTCCTATGTCGGCTTGGAGCCGTTGATTATGCGGTTGTATCTACGCTGTACACGCCACCCTGAAACTCAATTTCATAGGTGCTCAACTCGCCAAGCGACGTGTTTACAACTGGAATGCTGGCCAAGTAGGTGTCGGTCAAAATAAAGCCAGGGTTAGTTGCGCTGTCTGCTGCGCTGGTTGGGTTTACTTTGATTGTGCACTTTGTGCCTAGGAGTGGTGACAAAACCGCGTAGGACTCGCTGGCTGCATAACTGGCATAGACCGTCAAGGTCAATGAGTTGCTGAACAGGCCAGCAGTCATGGTGCGCGAAGTCTGACCGAATGCGGTGTCTTCGAGTGCTTCTGCAGTCACGGTCAATGTTGCCGCGCTCACCTGGTCGGTGATGTCAACAATGGAGCCGATTGCGGCGCCGACTTTAACGGTTGGATTCGAGAGGTAAGTTGATGCTGGCATGTTTGCTCCTTAAGTTCTGATCTGATAGTAGATGATTTATATTCGGTAGTAGTGGATTATGCGGTCTGGGCTTGGATAGCGCAATCAAGGTCATAACACGGATACAACGCGCCACCAATCTCAAGGCTTGACGGACGGCCAGCCATAACAATGATCGGCGAATTAAGCACACTTGCAACAATGCTCAAGATTGAGCGGAGCACCGGCAGACCTGCAGGACCAGAGCCAATGACCTTAATCGGGAACTCAAGGCGCACAATGTTGCCGTTGCCAGCAAACGTGGTGAAGTTCGGCGCGTCTAAATAGACCGAGTTAGGGACAAGTTTGGTTGCATCATTTATTACACGGAGCCCAGATACAGCGGTTAGCGTCGCGGTGACGTCATCAATCGCTTCGTTGAACAGGTCGGTGTACGACATTAGGCAACCGCTGGACGTGGGATGCCAAGCAGCTGCTTGACGATCGGGGTAAGGCTTTGCTGTGGTGCCGAGCCCATGCCGTCAAACGTGGCGTACGTTGCCTCTATTGAGCCCCTAGAGCGCCATAGAGCGGCGCAATACATCAGGGTGCCCAATGTGACGTCACCGCCTGGTGAGGTCGTTAGGGAGTCGATATACGAGGACTCCTGCCTTCTGCGATAACAAAACTGGTTGCCAGCCGATACCGACTGCGTAAGCAATGTGTAATCGTCTGACGGGTTGGCAATGGTGATGCCAAGGTAAGACATGACTTGCGCGGCCGTCACCCATGTGCAAACAGGATCATAGGCAACGGTGCCAGACGCGGCGACACGCTCAACATCGCTTGCGGTCTTGGCGTAGAGCACCTGATCGGCGATTGGCACCTGATAGTCGTAAAGCAGATCGCCTTCGGTATCAATGCCAATAAACAAATACTGTGGCAATGCGCGCACGGTGTATGTGCCGTTGAATGTTGCGTCAACTCCAGCGACCGTGATTGAACTGCCGACTGCAATCTCGCTGGGGGTCAAGAGTTGCAGTACGGCAAAGTTGTCAATCAGGTACTTGTTAGTAACTGTGTAAGTAGCCATGGCGGTTAAGCCGCCTTTCTACTAAGCCTGGGTGATCTTGCGGATCATGCCACCGATTGCAGCAAAGGTGCTGACGTATCCGTGGAATGACATTGTGCGACCAAGGGTTGCAGGTACTTCAACGCTCATCAAGCCACGGATTGATTCGTAGAACTCGAATGCGTCGCCTGAACCTTGACCTACGCGGGTGATGATCATGGTCTTGGCTGCGAAGTTGCTGTCAACTACTAATTGCAGACCGAGCGGGTTGCCGTTCCATGATGTTGCGTTTCCACCACCGAGTGCGTTCTGACCGGTGAGGCCTGCGCCGATGAATGGGAATACTGGACGGCCAGTTGTGTCTGCGAGCTGTCCAAGTTGTCCCCATACGTCTGGGCTGACGAACATGTGGGTTGGTGTGAAGTTGCGACCATTGCTGATGTCAACTGCGGAGTCGTAAACCGACTTGAGCAAGTCTGCAACGGTCAAGTCCCATACGCCAGACGATGTTGCTGCGGTAAGCAAGTTGTCTGCTGCGAAGTTGTCTGATGCAATCATGTATTCGCCCATGAGGTCGTTCAAAATCAACTGCATTGCTGCAGGTGAGGTGAAGTCAATGTCCTGTACAGACAGGGTTACTTGACCGGCAAGCGTGGTCTTGCTGATTGAGTTTGAAGCAATGACCATGGTTGTTGCAGATGCAGCTGACAATTCGCTCGACTGCGTACCAACGCTGGTGTGCGTGGTAATCGTTGGACGGATGAACGTCTTTGATGCACCACCGTCTGGATAAGCGCGTGCGCCCAATGCTTCGACTACTGGACGAATGAAATTGAGGTCTTGAACCAATGGCCCAAGAACTGGAACTGGCAAAAGACCAGGTGTATCGGTGGTAAGCACGTCACCTGCAGCTGCCTGCAATGCGGTCTTCTTTGATGCTGTGTATTCAGCAACAGCCTTGTTGATGTTTGAGAACGTGTCGCCACCGATGTGGTAAGCGGCCATGTATTCGCCAGCGCTTGGCAATACAAACTCTTTTTTAGCCTGTGCAAAAATTGGCGCGGTTGGGATTGTTGCCTCAACTGCTGGTGCGGTTACTTCTGACATGGGTTCTATCTCCTGTTCTGGGACTACTTCTTCATTTAACACTACTTGTTCTGGCTCTTGGTGGATACTCGCTGCGACGCTGGCAATGTTGGCCATGTCACCGAATGCGCCGATCGGAACGAGTGACAACTCTGTCCAATCCGCTGCTTCGATAATCATGGTTCCTGCTTCGTCGTATGAGAACTTGACGGGATTTACGCCAACCGAAACTTGATCAATTGTGCCGTCTTGAGCCATAACCAAAGCGTCGTTGCCAAGGCTGGTTGCGCTGATCTTGGCGCTAAACATCATTCCCTGTTCGGTATCTACGCGCTCGGTCACAACACCAACTGGCATGCTTGCGTCGTGGTACATAAACAGGCGTGGTGCTTTGCCCTCGATTGGCAATGAGCCTGGACGGAAGATCACAGCTGTGCCGTCCGAAACTGTTGCCGGCACGTTGTAGGGAACTGCGGTTCCGCTGATCGTGCGTCGTGGTGCGTCGCCTTTGGCGGCGTCAAGTGTGAATTCTCCTGCAATCAATTTGATCATGATGCAATCTCCTCTTGTGTGTTTTCTTCTATAACTGTTTCTCGGTCGTCCATGCTGTCGGCCATGAAGTTTTCTTCTAGGTATTCGTCAGCATCAAACTCGACATATGTACCGCGCGGTAGCACGTTGTCCATTGACAAAGCGCCAGCAATTGCATCGGCATACAACTTCACGCCAAACAAGTAAAGGTCTGCGCGCGCCTGTTGCGACGATTGGTATGAGTAAGCGCCAGTAGCAACGCCGACCAAATACGGTGGCACGTTCGCAATGCGCGCCATTTCCAAAGATTGATATTGCGATGCTTCAATGAGCAACATTTTGTCAGGCGTTGCGTTTGTTTCTGTGTAAGTCAAGTACTGATTCAAAGCAGCAGTTTGATTCGAGGCACGCGCCGCATTGAACTGGGCTGCCAAATCGCTGAGACTTTGTGCATCCAGGGGCTCTGAGTTTTCGGTCTGACGCAAGATGCCGGCAGGAATGCTTGACGATGCGTTGCGATTGCGCGCAGCTTCTAATTTGAGTGCGGTTTCAATTGCGCCAGGTGCAGAATAGATTAGACCTTGTGCGGGCGACAAGAATTGCACAAGGTTTGTTGGGTCAATTTCTCCGCCTTGAAAATACACTTGCTTTGATGGAGCAAACCAAACGGGGCCAGCCATGTCGGTGGTTGTAATTGAGCCTGCAGGCAGTCGAGTAAACGCAGCGGGATGGCCCGAAGCATACCTCTCCGTGATGTACCAGAAAGCCCGACCGAACATCATCAGATCGTCCAGCGTCCATGACATAAGAAACTGAAAACTTACATTTGGGTCTGGTCTGCGAATCCAAGAACGTGGCTCAATATAAACCTTTGTCATTTCTTCTTCGTTGGCATCCCAAACTTCGTTGTACATTCGCAATGGCATCGAGCCAATGACTGACGCCATAAGGTCGCGCGCGCGGTTAATTGTTGGGACGCTGATTGCTTGGTTGCGCGCTTCACCTTCGCGGTAGGTGTAGTACTGGCCAATCATGTTGACGCCAACATTTGACGACGAATAGCCAGGAGCAAAACCAGTCGCAGCTGTCACCTTTGCAGGGACGCTAATTGCTGATGTTTTTGGTTTGCCGAATAAAGCCATGTTCCTACTTTGCCATATAAGTGGCAACCGCACGAGACTTATCCGATTCCGACAAAAGGCAAGAACGTGCGGTCGCCGCGCTCATCTTAGTTATTTACCGAGACAAGCATGGGTTTTCCGCTGCTAATTGGACGAGCACACATGCCAATTCCCCAGACCATTGTTCGCGCTAATTCAATAGGCCCTGGACTCCGTTTACTGGACAAAACTATGGTGTTATCCGTGCGTACCGCAACCGCGCGCTGAACATGTTCGGCTAACAGTTTTTCTCCCGTGTGTAACAATCGCGCTTCGGCAATCATGTTTTTGGCGAGCGGTGTAAACCGTCCAAGTTCTGCATAACCAACGACAACTCGGCGGCGCTCAATGTTTGGTGGGCAGGTTGCGTCCACGGTCGGCGACAACGCAAATTTGATTGTCGGGTCTTTGGCGAGTTCTTGCACGTTGTCCCACAGCTCTGTGATTGACTCGGCAATGAATGCGACGGTGACAAGCACCCGACCGTCCGACAAGTTAACGCATCTAGTCGCGCTATATCGGGAATCGTCCAGCGAAGACTCGATCGCCACGACGCCACCGCTAGGGATGTCCCCTGTGTATTCCAAGGACGGCCAACGCCCTGGCTCAATCCAACCGCGAACAACACTCACCCAAAGGTTGAGGGATGCGCGCAAGAACGACGCGCGATCAGGGTTCGTTGACTCTTGCCTAATGGTGTCCATGTCCAACGTGTGACCAAGCGCAGGGTTACCCCACGCCCATGACGCAGGATGCAAAGGGTCAAGGCTCGGGTCAGGCGACCATTCGGCCATGTACATCGTTGACGGTTCGCCTTTGTCAATGGCTCGAATACCTGCCTCACGCCAACGCTGAAACAGCACCGATTCTTCCGTGCCAGCGGTAGAGAAGAAACACGCCAACGGATTTTTTCGTGCGCGCTGTGCCGGTAGCAAACCGCCTTCAACCGAGTCGGGGTTGACGTCAAACAACTCGTCAACAATCACTAGGTCAATGCTCATGCCGTGACCTTGGTTTGGCTTTAAAGCTTTGACCCACCACTTGCTGCCGTCTGGCATTGTCGCTTGATAACGGCCGTACGACTTGACGATCTTTGCGCCGTAGTACTCCTCAAGAATTGGTGCCAAATCATCAAACAACAAGCACGCCAAATCCAATCGGTGCGCGCCCGATACGACGGTCTGTTTACCGCCTCGAATCTTGGGCATCTCCACAAGCCAAAACAGAATGAGCGCTTGGATGATTGTTGTCTTACCGTTCTGACGCGCGACCGAAACAAGGCTTGAGCGATGCACAAACTTGTTATCAGCGTCAACCGCCAGCATCCCTTCAAGAGCATGTATTTGCCAAGGCATCAAATCAATCTGCAGCACCTTCTTAGCCATGTCCCCCACAAGCCCAGCTAGTGAGCCGGCATGATCTGGGATGATCGTTTCCAGTCTCGGCTGGTCATGGCCAGTTGGCGCTGGTTCAGGCTGATCTTGGCTGGTGGCGACAAAATGATGGATGGGGTTCGGGGGCATTTCGTTTGCATATAAAAAATCGTTAATTGCTTTCTCGCGATTTTGTTTTGCGTTTGCGAGTTTGCGATTGCGATAAGACGCCCCTCTTGCAGAGTTGCAACTCTTGCATGCTGCGACGTAGCCATCTTCGAGCGTGCCACCTTTGTCACTCTCAACGAGATGATCTAACTCGCAAGCAGGATTCTTCTTGCACCAATGACATAACGGTTGGTCGCGCAGGAGTTCAGCGCGTGCCTGTTTGTAAATCGCTGTGTCGTGTTCGGTTAGTTTGCGTGTCATGCTCGCGCGCTTCGCTTGCGCTGACGCGGCGCTTGCGCGCCTTGTCCTCGGTTGATGTGAGTTGTGTTTGTTGTCGGGTTCATGTCGGTGCTTTCTTTGTTTGTTAACTGTATGTCATCTGGCAGGTCAAGAGATGTGTGAATGCTCCACCCACCAGATTGCCCAACCTGGTTCCCTTTGCACTCACTAAGCCGATTATGTTTACGGCTCGCCTCGACGCTTTGCCCGTTTCATTTCGTCTTGCATGATTCGGGGCGCGCCGATCTACCCACGTTTCCGTGTGTCACCAACTGCCGTGCGAATGGCTTAGGTCGTGCTACTAGCCGATTGTTTACATTCTTGGGTTGCTCAAGGTGTAGAGAATGTACTCCATGTCACTTGGTTTCCATACCGCTGCATGACATCCAGCCAACTCACACGCTTTCAACCAAACCTTTTGCCCAGGTGTTGTCTTGCCCTTTTCTGCCTTCAACTCAATGACCAACGGCCGACCGCCTTGGAATGGGTGCACCATGAACAAATCAGGAAAACCCACATCACCCTGCACATGTGTAGCCCAGCGCCCTCGACTATTTTGTGCCGGCAGATCATGGTGAATCAGCCAGCCGTAACGCTTGGCAATGCTAATCACGACATCCTTGAAGTCGGCTTCGCTGATCTTTGGGTCAAGTTTCATTACAGCGCAGCCATGTACGTCTTGTCTGCAAGGTGCTTGATTGCCCAACGCACGTATTGCCTTGCTTCGTGCTGTTCAGGGTCAACCATGCTGTTATACACGGCCTGCAGGCGCTCGATGTTTGTAATCAATTCTTCTAGTGTCATTTCAGTACCTCAATGATTCTGCTTGCTTCATGTGATTTCAACAGCTCTAACACGGCTTCATCGCTGTTCAGTTCGCGCTGGATTAACTCCAACAGTCGAAGATCGTCCATGCCGGCATCTTTAGCCAGTTTCTTGATATAGCCAATCTGCTTAGGCGTGGCAAACGCGCCAGAGGGTGTGTGCGTTTTGCCAGTTGCTTGCGGTGCGCCGCCTAGACGCTCGACTTTTTGCATTTCTTCACGCGACGGTCTAGCGCCTTGTTTTGCCAAGCCCATGTTGCTCAAACAGCGTCCCAAACTGGACGTCTCACAATTTTCGATGAAGCTGGTCATATTGACCCCGCGGTCTGTGTGTATTTCGTGCGCGTATCCCGTTGCGGTTGGGTTTGCATCGTCTCGATGTTTCCAAACGACTGTGCGAACAATGCAGGAATCGCCGTCATAGTTCATCAGCGTTGTTTCAACGCGACCGTCTGGGTACTGCTCCCAGAATCGCGCTAGGCGTGTTTCTACGGTTTCGTAGTTGCTTAGGTCAAAGCCCATTAGATGCCTGCCCAAACGCTTAGACGTTGTGCATGGTCATGTGCGCCACCGCGCTGTGCGTATGCCAGTTCACCTGTGTTGCGGATAATGCCACGACGCGCAGCTGCGTTTAACCGTCCTGCGATGCCCTTGGTAACGGGGAATTGGTCGCCCAGGTGTTGCCAAATGTCGTCAGATGTAAAGAACCCTTTAGCGCGCGCAACGTGCACAATTGCAGCATCAACTTTGCGTTGTTCTTCTGGCGTCCATTTAGTGTCTGCGCTTGCTTGCGATAATGCCATGCCAACAGCAAACGGTTTTCTTGCCGGTACACGGCCGTCACAAACAAAGTGTGTTTTGCCTGTGATCTCTGGGTAGGCGATTGAGCCTTTGCAAATCGTGCAGGTTTTCATTACAAACCAAGCCATTTACGAAGCAAGAATGCTGATACACGATACGAGCCACAAACTTGAATTGCTGGCAAACCTTCTGCAGCAAAGCCAGTTTCTCGAATGTTTTTGTAAATTGTTCCTTTAGAAACATTTAACACTTTTGCAACTTCAACAACGGTCAAAGTTATTTTTTCGGAATTAAGTATCTCTATTGGTGTTTGACGTTCTGCTTCTTCAATTGCGTTAACGCCGTTTAATGATCTACCCATGGTCGGAATCTCCTTTTAGTCGGTTTAGGAATGTGCTTGTAATGCTTTTATTGCTAGGTCAAGTGTAGTCACATCGTAGAGTGGCATAGGGTCTTCTAGTGACAATTGGTTCTTCATAGTTTTTAAACGCTGGATGATGCTTGCGTGTGGGTTTTTGCTGATTGCCATGATGTCGTCAATAAGCCCAAACATCGCCATGGTGTGGTTTGCCATTGCTGACGATTCCAACACCATTTTGCGTGTTTCTTCTGTTAATTCGCCTTGGTTGTATGACACGCCTTCGCTCATTTTGTTGCGCTCCATGGGCCCCAGCCGTAACCGTGACGCTCGACCCCGTAGTTGTAAATTGCTAATGCTGCAAGCAGATTAGTTTGAGCCTGTAACAGATCATCCACCTGGCTGATGATGCCGCGCTCGGTTAACCAGGGTGTCCAAAATCCATTGATCTGCATTAGCCCGCGACTGCCACCGTTTGGGTCTTTGCTGTTGAATGCGTTTGGTGTGCAGTTGGATTCGCGTTGCATGATTGATTCG